CAGCTCTTTTAATTGTTTTAACTGGGGCTGTAGCGACATTCTTGCCAACTTCCAGTCCTTTTCCTGTTACCTCAGCAATCTTTGGGGCATTTTCAATCAGTTTGCCACCAGCTTTTTGTGCAAACTTAGCAGCCAACATATCTTCAGTTGGGTTTCTGTTCTCGCCTATAGCGGTCGCACCCATGCCAGCAAAAGGATTGCCTGTGGCCATCATCCCAGGAATCTGACTAGCCATAGAGCCTACAAGCTGAGTGTCGGCGGCATTTGGATCTTTAACTTTTTGCTGCCAGTAATTTTCAGCATTATTCATTGTGTCATGGGTTTCTTGCGACGGCATCCAAGCCCGTAACTTGTCAGACAACAGTTGAATTGGATCTAAATTTATTATTTTAGCGTTAGGGTTTTCTTGGCGCATTTCTTCTATACGCTGCCCCTGACGTGCTTTATGCTCCTGAGCATACCCAAGTATGTTGCTAGGTATGTTAAGCCCACTATGAGCGCCACCAACTAAGCCTGCCATCCCAGCATTACCATAATCAGTAAACTTTTGGCCTGGGCTACCTTCATATTCGGCAATGTCTTTAAATGCTTTCCCGCCATGTTTTACCATCTCCCAAGCGTTGCCAGGTGCGCTTCTACCAGCTTGAAAAAGTGCTTCACCGGGTGATTGATAATCTGAGTCTTGGAATTGTTGAGGATTAGCTCTGCTACTAGGTGCCTGTATCCCACGCCGCTTCATCTCGGCCAATATCTCTTGGCGCTTTGAAGATTCTTGCGGCGCGGCGGCTTGGGGGATGCTCATCCCTCGGCGTTTCATTTCTGCTGCAATATCTTCTCGTCTACCCATTGTTATAAGCCTCTATTAGCTCTTCCGGCGTCATATCAGCGTAAGATTTATCTTTATTCATGCCAATACCATCTTGCAATTGGCCTGACAGCTCATCTACCCTAGAGTCATAACTATATGGATCTGAACTCTTAAGAGCTTTAGAGAAAGTATCCACTTGCTTTTTAATGGTATCACGAGATTTCTGGATCATACGTTTTGCGGCTTCTGGACTTTTTGTCAAAGCTGTTGCGTTAACCATGTCATATAATGCATCTGCTGCTGTATTTGTTATTGAATCTCCAAAAAATTGACGCAATTCTTTGGCTTCTAATGCAACAGCTTGTTTAGCTTCTAAATATTTTAAATAGTCTTCGCTACCCTGGCCAAACAAATCTTTACCTTGCTCTTTTTTTAATTTAGCCGCACCAGACAAGCCGGAATATCTGGTTAAATCATCGATATTTGAAGCATTTATAGATTTTAATAAATTATTACCTTGCAATACAGACTTTCTAAGGCCAGAGTCTGTAGTTGTTTTTTGAATGGCTAAATCATAACGATTTAAAGATTCTTGCTGTTCTTCAGGGCTTAACTGTTCAGTTCTATTGGTTCCCGGACGAAAGCCTTCTTCTATTTCTTGTCGTTCGCCATATAATTTGCCAAGGCCTGTAGGTGCAAATTGTTTTCCGCCGCCTGTAGATTTAATAACTCTGTCATATTCTGCTAATAATGGATCTTCTGGGTTTCTTTTTGCTATGGCATCCCGTTCTTTGACTAGCTGCCCTAGAGCGCTTGGAGCAAAAGTTTTTCCAGATGCGGCAGCTTGCTTGTACGCTATCTCAGCTTCTTTAGAGCGCCCGTAATATTGATTCTCTTGTTGCTGCTTTTGTAGATTAGCTTGCGCCATAGGCTGTGCGAACTCAGCTTGTGAGCCAAGTATTCTATTTTGAAGTTCACCCTGTAATCTTTCTTGCGCCATCTTCTGCGGAGTTTGTGACATCTCCATACCTTCGTAATAGTTCTTAAATAGATTAGACAGACCGGTATTGTTAGGCTCATGCAAAAGCTGGTTAAAATTTAATGGATTTAAAGGCATTAACGTCCCCCCGATAGCCAGTTGTTTGGCATGCTGAAACCGCTACTGTTACCGTATTGTGGTATTTTGGTTTGATTGCTGCCCAGTGATTGGCCTGCCTGTCCTCCAAATCCACGACTTAAGTTACTTATTAAATCATTCATATTTCCCGACTGACCTTTTTGTTTTTGAGCGCCCATAGTTGCCGACAATCCAGCTTGGTTTCCTGCAGAGTTTCCAAGATAATCAGCTAAGCTTCCTGACGCCTGGAATCCTTTGTCAGCCGAACCTTCCAGCCCTTTCATGCCTGTATTTCTCATACCGTTTATGTTTTCAAGATATGCGCCAAGGTCAGACCCTAACATCTGCTGCACAAGTTGGGTGCGGCTCATTTGATCTGCTTCATTACCAACAAAGCCACCAGCAGCGGCGGTATTGCCCATTGCTTGATTCATACGAGGCTGCATAAATTGGTATTGAGCCGAAGGCTTATATTTGCTTACATCCTGGTCATACATCTCGTGAGGGTCGTTAAACATTTTAGAGTATTGAGGGCTAAGTTGGCCGTAAGCTTCTCTGCCCTGATTAATGAATGGGTCATAAGCGTCATGCCCATACCCTGAAACCTTGTCAAGATATTGAGATGCACCGTCGCCGCTTTTGTCCTTTGTGAACATCTGGCCAACTGCGCCACCGGCAGATGCGCCCATTGGGCCGCCAAAGTAACCTCCAGCTAGGGTTCCTGCTACTGGTAATAAATCTCTAAAATCAAATGCCATAATATCTTACCTTCTATACGCTTGTTATAACTTCCGTTGTACCAGGAGAAACCAAAAGCTGAGCCTTGCCCAAATCTGAGTTAAACCATATTCTGGGGGCTGGTATGGCTGGCGTTATGGCCACTAAAGTTGCAACCTCTGCGTTGGTTAAGCTCGGCAAGAAGAAACCCGTGTCCGTGCGAAACCATTCACTTAAAATTCTATTCAATAATTCCTGGTATACCTCTTGCTCAGAATATTCTGCATTAAAGGCGTATTGTGGTATTGATTTTGTGCCGCTCATATCGCCCCTTAAACAATTATATCAACCAAGCCATTATTAACTATAAGCCTGCTTGTCGTCCAAAACCTAAAGCAAAAGCAGATATCATTTGCCCCGCCCATCCCTTCCCATTGCAAAATATTCTGCCTGAACCCTAGGGCGTGCAAGCTGCGTGATACGTAGTTACTCCATGTTACCCCGCCACTTTTACTAAATCTCAAGTCAATTCTAGGTGTATAGTCTGGCCTAGAAATCAGGCCGCCAGTTGTGCCACTCCCCGAGTCTTCGGTAACTATTATGTCTCCAAATTCTGTGACAATTTGGTCTAACGGGGCGTTGTTTGTTGCCTCTGTTATAATGCCATCTATTATGTTAACTCCGGTATAGTCTTCGTCCGATCCTTGCTCTAGCGTTATATTTAAGCCGTTAACTATGAATCTTCCAGAGTTTGCCATTCTTATGTTTGATGTGATTCGCATGCGTTGCATTTCATAGACTAGATTAGAATTGTAGTCTGACTGTGCGTTTGTGCGCGGTAAATTTTCGTCTATATAGTTTATAGAGGAATCCATCTCATAAAGCGCTGCATTCCTAAGCGATACGAAATAAGTTTTCAGGTTAAAGTAGACTATCCCGCGTGCCGGATGAAAATTCATATCTTGATTGGTTAAGTTAGAAAACAGCCCTGTGTTAAAATCATACATTAAAGTCAAGTTATCTTCATCGTCGTAAAAAGTTAAGATATAGAACAAGTGACCATCTTCACGATATAATATTGCAGTAGACGTTTCAGGGTGCTTTATTGACCCTAACAATGTGTCTATGCCATCCGTGGAAATATTCTTTAATTTAGTTCCGTCATAAGCACATATCACAGGGGATTCTTCTTTGTTAACCCCAAGCCACACAAGGAGGTCTGCCCCCTCTGCAATTGTGGATACAGATTGGCAACCATAGTTAATGCTAAGCGCAGGATTTTTTGTGTAGTTTTCAGCGCCGCCTGTTTGCGTCCATACCTCGCACACCGTGCGACCAAACACTAACACGTTACTTGAACGAGCAGGTATCCTTTTAACAGCTAGCGCTGAATCTGCTTTTGTTTGAATCGCAAACTGTCCGCCCACTGTCAACTGCAATATAAGGGCGTTATCAGGGGGGGCACCTGCGACGTTAAATTGATACACGTACCAAAAAGCGCCGTTAGAAGTAGGGTTTTTATTTCCAAACAAGAAGAAGGTGTTGTGGTATTCAACATAATTAGGCACTAAAGCCCCGGTCCCTAAAACTGCATCTGTTTGCCTCTCAAATTTAGCCCCAGCCCCATACTGATAAACCCAAGCATCCTGTCCGTCAACTATACATATCTGAGAATTTAAATTCTCATCCATGAAAACCTCGCCAGAAGATGTATTGAGGGCCCCAACTGTAGACTGCCCAAGCGTGGGGCTTAAAGAATATACGACACTATTCACAACAACAATAATAAAATTACCACGCACAGATAAAAATATACCTCGCCCTTGACCGGAAGGGACATTATCTGGTGGTAAAGGTGGGTCAGGATAAGGGTTAGGAAACGGCAACAAGTTTAAGACTCTCTGGTAACCAGGAAACCCCACCATCCAATTTTGCTGGTCCTCTGCACCCTCAACACCCGCGCTTGATATGTACATGTTAAATGTTTTAGCTGCACTAATCTTAGAGTATTTGCCGAACGTAGAGCCGCCTACTAAATCTAGCTTTTCTTGGGTTGATTTTGGCGTAACTCTGCTGCTAGTCATTTATTATAATCCGCCTGTAGTGTAGCCGCGACCAATATTGACGGCTGCATAATTAATACCCTTAATTTGACCTAAAACGCTAATTTTTTGATAGCGAAGATCAAGAGGTTCAGCCATTTTAGATATTTGAAGCTTATATCTTGCTAGTTGGTCTGCAACCCCATCTGGCACGGCAAAGTTTAGCTTTTGGCAAATACGCTCGGACAACTGATATTCAAGATAGTTAGTATAAAAAGCATCAAACACCAAAGCGTAAAAGTTTTGTGAAAAATATCCGTCTTGCAAGCTAAAGTCTCTAAATGTGATTTGACCAAGCACAGGGGCATTTAATATCCCGCTAGTTACAATGGTTATGGTCTTCCCCGAGACACTACTCAAAACAAATTCAAAGTTAATGAGGCTGGCCGTTACATTCACAACGATGCCAGTATTTATATATGTTGCCAATGCTAATGCGTCAGCATATGTTCCCGCTAAATCAACCCCGTTAACAACAAGTTGACCAGCGCTAATTGTCCCAGGAAGAACGACGCTTGCAACACCTAGGTTTGCTGTCGTAACCTTGGACTGTAAATCTTGGTTAAGCGTAACGCTGTCTATAAAGAAATTGCCCGTAACGTTAAACTCAAACGCTTGCTGAGGCCAGAAGTACACCCAGATGTTACACCCACCAGGCACACGCTCGTAAGTGTATGAAACTGGCAGCGCGTTAATGTTGTTTGCTCGGGGTGACCCAAAATACTTAATTCTGTCAACATAATTCATTTGGTAGCGAACAGAGCCGATGTAAAACACCAGCGCATCTATACTCGCAAGACCTGGAATGAAATAAGTTTCCTGCCCGACAACCGCGTTAAATGCATACTGCTGAGTGATGTATGGAATATCCCCAGAGTCCAGGGCCTTGTCGCCTAAAAGCTGGTTAAGCCATAACAAACCATCATTTAATTGATAACCTTGTATCGTCTCAAATTGTCGGCTTACAACACTTGAACTGTAGTAAGCCTCGGTTATTAATTTCGTAACTGAATATGTCATAACTTAACCCTCTAATCATTATAGCTGGTCTACATAACCATTCATTGTTATTACTAATGCGCCAATAGCCGCAGGAGTAGCAACAACCACATCCATCACAGGGGTGGCATTTAATGCAGAAGGAACCCTAACTACTGTGTTTTGAAGTTGCGCGGCAACCCCTGAAAATGAAGCGTAAGAACCAGTTGAACCGAAAGGGGCGAACTTTATAATGTCATCTGCCGCATTGGGTGTATAGCTCACATTTAGAAGCACTTCCACAGGAGATTGTGGAATCAAAGTAGTAAGTGTGCCGGCAGATACAAACGCTGTAGATGCGGTTGTGCGCGAGCTAGGTATCACCACGCCTAAAGTGGTTGGTCCTGTGCCTGGGTCATACCACATTGTGCGATCTAAAGCTGCGCCAGTTTGTGAGAATTTACGAACAGCCTTTGCGCCATCCATAGAAACAGAGCCTACATAGCGATACATGTCATAGCCTAACGGCAAAGATGGCAATGTGAAGCTTGCTGACAATACGGCAGAACCTGAATTAAATCCGCGTGAATCGCCAATCACATAAACAGCATACATTGTACTAGCAACGATTGCTGCACCGCCGCCAACATCTACACCCAATGCGCCAGTTAAAGCTGTGTTAACTGTAACGTCTGACGCTGCAACCCTAGGGTTAGAATACAGATTGCCACCGACAAGAATGTCGTTAGCATCTGTAGAATCACGAACTTGGCCTGCGCTAACAGTAAGCGTAGTCCCTGTTAAAAATATTAATCCTGCGCCTCTTACGTATAAATTACCAAGATTAACCATTGGGCTACCTGGTAGTATTGAGCCTGTTGATGAAGTTGACATAAATTTATCCTCTTAAATTTTCAGGCAAAATGCCTTCGCCGTTGTTTCTATGATGTTCATTGTGATGTTTTCTGCATAACCAGCGAACTTCCAATGGTTTTGTATAGTCATCGTGATGCGCATCCACTTTTTCTGCATTACATATTTCGCATGGCTTCCGAAGCAAAACACCTGTTTTAATACGTTTATTTGTAAAGCCTCGAACCGCTCTTTTATAAACATAAACTGGGTCAGTGCTCGATCTATCCAAATGCTTGCGTCTTTCCATCTCAAGAAATTCAGGCGCTTGTTTATTAAGCATCCTTCTTTCCCTATCGTTTGCGCTATGGCATTCGTTACAATATCCGTGCTGTAGGTTTTCTTTAAGCTTTCCGCATTTGTAACAATTGAAGCTTCTGCCGTCACCAAATGGCCTTTGACCTTTTTCAATTCTGGCGGTTGCTCGCTTTGTCGCAATTGACTCAAGCTTACAGGCTCGACAGTAGCCACTTGATAAAAATGATTTGTCTTTAGGTTTCCCACATTTGCTGCAATTTGGACTTCTTCCAGACCCATAAGGTTGCTTGCCTTTGGCGAGCATATCTGCATCGCGCTTGGCTCGGTTCCTCTTGTATCTACATGCCTTGCAACAACTATCATTTTTGTACTTTTCTTCCCTGTCTATACC